ATGAGCGCCATTGCCATCGATGCCCAGGGACGGTTCGCCGGCTATGCCAGCATCTTCAACCGGCTCGACGCCGGCGGCGATATCGTGCAGCCGGGGGCCTTCGCCAAAAGCCTTCAGAAAAGGCGCGGGCGCATCCGCCTGTTGTTCCAGCACGACCCCAAGGAGCCGGTGGGCATCTGGGAAAACCTGGTCGAGGACGGCCATGGACTGTTCGCCGCCGGCCGGCTGGTGCCGGGCGTGCCCCGGGCCGAGGCGCTGCGGCGGCTGATCGGCAATGGCGCGCTGGATGGGCTTTCCATCGGCTTCCGCACCGTGCGGGCCAGCCGCGAACCGGGCAGGGGCCATCGGCGCCTCATCGAGATCGACCTCTATGAGATTTCGATCGTCACCTTTCCGATGATGGAGGAGGCGCGCATCGCTCCCCCCCTCTCGCCCGGCGCCGCCATCGCGGCCGCCACCGGACTTTTTCGCAACCGATAGAAGGATACCGACATGGATCGGACGACCGACGGCCTGGAAACCAAGGCCGGCGCGGGGAGCGATATTGCCGCGCTCTTCGCCGAATTCTCCACCGCGTTCGAGGACTTCAAGCGCACCAACGACCAGCGCCTCAAGGAGATCGAAAAGCGCGGCAGCGCCGACGGGCTTATCGAGGACAAGCTGGACCGGATCAATGCCGCGCTCGACGGGCACAAGGCGGCGCTCGACCGCGCCAGCGCCGAACGCGCCCGCCCGGCGCTCGAAGCCAAGGCCGGCAACCTGCCGGACGGCGAATACAAGCAGGCCTTTTCGGGCTATATCAAGCGCGGCGAGGAAAAGGCGCTGCAGGCCGGGGTCAATGCCGATGGCGGCTATGTGGTGCCCGCCGAGGTGGAAACCGAAATCACCCGCCTCATGACCCATATCTCGCCCATCCGCGCCATTGCCGGGGTGCGGCAGGTGTCGGGCACGGTCTATAAGCGCCCCATTACCGTGACGGGTCCGCAGACCGGCTGGGTGGGGGAGACGGCGAGCCGCCCGACCACCGACAGCCAGGTGCTGGCCGAGTTGAGCTATCCCACCACCGAACTCTATGCCATGCCGGCGGCGACCGGCGCCTTTCTCGACGATGCGGCGGTGGATGTGGGCCAGTGGATCGCCGACGAGGTCAATGCCGCCTTCGCGGCGCAGGAAACCACCGCCTTCGTCACCGGCGACGGCAATAACAAGCCCAGCGGCTTCCTCTCGGCCAGCAATGTGGCCGAGGCGAACTGGGCCTGGGGTAAATTGGGTTACGTGGCCACCGGCAATGCCGGGGCGCTGCCCGCCAGCAATGCCTCGGACGTGCTGATCGACCTGGTCTATGCGCTCAAGGCCGGCTACCGGCAGAATGCCAATTGGGTGATGAACCGCAAGACCCAGGGGACGCTGCGCAAGCTCAAGGACGTGGACGGCAATTATCTCTGGCAGCCGGCGGCCAATGCCGATGGGCGCGCCACCTTCATGGGCTTCCCGCTGGTGGAGGCCGAGGACATGCCCGATATCGGCGCGGGCTCGCTGTCCATCGCCTTCGGCGATTTCCGCCGTGGCTACCTCATCGTCGACCGGCAGGGCGTCAACGTGCTGCGCGATCCGTTCAGCGCCAAGCCCTATGTGCTGTTCTACACCACCAAGCGCGTGGGCGGCGGCATCGCCGATTACGACGCGATCAAGCTGCTGAAATTCGGCACGAACTGAGCCGAAAGGGCGGATGAGGGGTTTTTGCCGCACGCTCGGCGCGTGGGGAGAGAGCCCCTCACCCTGACTTTTCGCTGAACGTGAAAAGTCTGTCCCTCTCCCGCAAGGGCGAGGGATGGGCTGGCGGATAAAACAAGGACAACATCATGACCTCCTATCTCGTGGCGGGCCCCGCCGGCGAGCCGGTTTCGCTTGCCCAGGCCAAGGCCTTTCTCAAAATCGACGACGATGCCGAGGATGCGTTGATAACGACGCTGATCGGGGCGGCGCGGCTGCATGTCGAGGGCGTGACCGGCAAGGCGCTGCTGGCGCAGAGCTGGCGTATCGTGCTCGACGCCTGGCCGGAAACCGGCTGGGTGAAGCTGCCGGTCATGCCGCTGATCGCGGTGAGCGCGATCACGGCCCTGGATGACAACGGCGCCAGCCACGCGCTGGACCTGGGGGCGGTCTTCGCCGATGGCGACCGGCTGATCGTGCCGCGCGCCATCGCCGATATGCCGCCATTGCAGGAGCGGCAAGGGATCGAAATCGATTATCTCGCCGGCTTCGGCAGCGATCCGGACGATGTGCCGGCCGATCTCAAACAGGCCATGCTGGGCCTGGTGGCCCATTGGTACGAGCACCGCGACGCGGTGATCGTGGCCGGCTCGGGCGCCTTGGTGCCCTCGGGGTTCGACCGGCTGGTGGCGGCGCATAAGCGGGTGCGGCTATGAACGGGAAAGTGCCCGCCATCGGCACCCTGACCGACCGGGTGCAATTGAAGCGGCGCGAAAGCGTGGCCGAGGCCGGGGGCGGCCATACCCGGCTTTTCCTGCCGGCCGGCAATCTCTGGGCGCGGGTGCGCAGCCTTTCGGGGCGCCAGGGCACCAATGCCGACGGGCGGGTCGTGGCCATTTCCCACAGCGTGGTCATGCGCTTCCGGGCCGATGTGGCGCCGGGCGACCGGCTTGTCTATCGCGGGCGCGATCTCGACGTGGTGAGCGCCGCCGACCTCAACGGGCGGCGGGCCTATCTGAGCTGCGCCTGCAGCGAAACCAGCTTTACGGGATAGGCCATGCACCCAATTGCAGCTTTGCAGGCGGCCCTGGTGGCGGCCCTCCAGGCCGATGCGGCGCTGGTGGCGCTGATCGGGGCGGACGGCGTATTCGACGCGCCGCCGCGCGACCGGCCGGCGCCTTACGTGGTGATCGAGCGGCACGACATGCGCCAGCGCGACGGCGACGAGGCGCCGGGCCAGGAGCATCGCGTGCTGCTCCATTGCTGGGCCGGCCAGCCCAGCCGGCGGGCGGCGCTGGAGATCGCGCAACGCGTCGTCGCGGGCAAGGACGGACTGGCTCCCGCGGGGCTGGCCGTGACCCATGCCGGGCACATGCGCACCGAAACGGCGATCGACACCGCCACCGGCCTGGCGCGGGCGGCGGTGAGGCTGCAATTTTTCAGCGAATAGGGGATTGGATCATGGCGGCCCAGAGCGGCAAGGACATGCTTTTGAAGCTCGACCAGACCGGGTCGGGGAGTTTTGCGACCGTTGCGGGATTGCGCACGCGCAGCCTCGCCTTCAACGCGGCCAGCGTCGATACGACCGACCAGGAAAGCGCCGGGCGCTGGCGCGAATTGCTGGCCGGCGGCGGGGTGAAACGCGCCGCCCTGGCCGGATCGGGCGTCTTCAAGGACCAGGCCTCGGACGCGGCGATCCGCAGCCTGTTTTTTGCCGGCACCATCCGCGATTGGCAATTGATCCTGCCCCATTTCGGCGTGGTGCAGGGGCCCTTCCAGATCGTGGCGCTGGAATTTTCCGCCGACCATGCCGGCGAGGTGACTTTCGAGCTGGCGCTGGAAAGCGCCGGGGAAGTGACGTTCGCGGCGGTTTAGGAGGATGCCATGACCAATATCCATCGTGGGGAAATCGCCGCCGAGATCGGGGGCGAAACGCGGATCCTGTGCCTGACGCTGGGGGCACTGGCGGAACTGGAGGCGCGGCTGGGCGCCGGGGACCTGGCGGGGCTGGCCGAGCGCTTTGCCCAGGGCCGGGTGTCGGCGCGGGACCTGACGGCGATCCTCGGGGCCGGCCTGCGCGGCGGCGGTAATGGGCTGTCCGACGACGACCTGGCGCGCATGAGCATCGAGGGCGGGCTGCGCGGCGCGGCCGAGATCGCCGTGAAGCTGCTCAGGGCGACCTTCGGGGAGGCGGCATGACACCCTTTCCCTGGCAGGAAGCCATGCGTTTCGGGCTGGGCGTGCTGAAACTGCCGCCCGACGCCTTCTGGAAGATGAGCCCGCGCGAACTGGCGGCGGCCTGGAGCGCGCTGATGGGCGATCCCGCACAACCGCTGGAGCGGCAGGCGCTGGAAAAGCTGATGGAGCGCTATCCCGATGGCCAATGATCTTTTCGAGGACGGGCTGGGCGCCGAACTGGACGGCGTTTCGGCGGAACTGGAGCGGATCGGGGCCCTGGCCGATGGCGTCGCCCGCTCGATCAGCCGCGCCTTTCGCGGCGCGCTGACGGAGGGCAAATCCTTGCGCTCGGTGCTCGCGGACATTGCCGGGGCCTTTGCCGACATCGCGCTCAAGGCCGCGTTCAAGCCGCTGGGCAATTTGGTCGGCGGGCTGGTCGAAAACCTCTTCACGATCGCCAATCCGGCGCTGACGGGGGTGACGCCCTTCGCCAAGGGCGGGGTGATCGCCAGTCCTGGCTATTTCCCGCTCTCGCGCGGCATTGGCCTGGCCGGAGAGGCCGGCCCGGAAGCGATCATGCCCTTGCGGCGCGGCGCCGATGGCAGGCTGGGCGTCGCGGGCACCGGCGGCGCGGTCAACGTCACCTTCAACGTGAGCGCGACCGACGCGCGCAGCTTCGCCGCGAGCGAGGCGGAAGTGAGCGCCATGCTGCTGCGCGCGGTGCGGCGGGGAACGCGGGGGGCTTAGGCATGGCTTTTCATCATGTACGGTTTCCGCTCGATATCGCGCTGGGCGCGCGGGGCGGCCCGGAACGGCGCACCGACGTGGTGACGCTGGCCGGCGGCGGCGAGCAGCGCAATGGACGCTGGGCCCATTCGCGGCGGCGCTACAATGCCGGCTATGGCGTCAAGTCGCGGGCCGACATGCAGGCGGTGCTGGCCTTTTTCGAGGAGCGGCGCGGGCGCCTGCATGGCTTCCTGTGGCGCGACGGCCTCGACCATTCCTCCGGCGGCGCGGTGCTCCTGCCCACCGACCAGGAGATCGGCACCGGCGACGGGACGCGCACGCAATTCCAGCTCACCAAGCGCTATGGCGCGGCGTTCGACCCCTATCTTCGCCCCATCGCCAAGCCCGTCGCGGACAGCGTGCGGGTGGCCCTCGATGGGGTGGAGGCGGCAGGCGGCTGGGTGGTGGACACGACGAGCGGCATCGTGGCGTTCGACAGCGCGCCGGGCGCGGGCATGCGGATAAGCGCGGGGTTTTTCTTCGACGTGCCGGTGCGCTTCGATACCGACCGGCTCGATATCGAACTCAACGGTTTCGACGGAGCCGAAGCGCCCAATATTCCGCTGGTGGAGATTTTGCCATGAAGACGATCGAGGCCGGTCTCGCCGCGCATCTGGCGGGCAGCGAGACGACATTGGCCCATTGCTGGCGGGTGCTGCGCGGGGACGGCGTGACGCTGGGCTTTACCGACCACGACAGGCCGCTCGTGGTGGCCGGCACCCGATGTGCGCCGACCCATGGGCTCGATGGCGGGGAAGTGCCTGAAAAGCTGGGGGCGCAGGTGGAAACCGGCGAAGTGCTGGGCCTGCTCGACAGCGCCGCCATCACCGAGGACGACATCGCCCTGGGGCGCTACGATGGCGCGCGGGTGGAAAGCTGGACGGTCAATTGGCGCGCGCCGGACCAGGCGCTGCTGATGCGCATCGACACGATCGGCGAGATCGTGCGCGAGGATGGCGTGTTCCGGGCGGAATTGCGCTCGCCGCAACAGGCGCTCAATGTCACGCGGGGGCGCTTCTACCAAGGCACCTGCGATGCGGTTGTGGGCGACGGGCGCTGCCGGGTGGACCTCGGCCAGCCAGCCTTTTCAGGCACCGCGACCGTACTGGCGGTGGAGGATGCATTCCGGCTGCGCGTGAGCGGGCTCGAAGGGTTCGCGGAGGGCTGGTTCGCCTTCGGCCTCGCGCGCTGGAACGACGGCGGGCGCGCCGGGCTGGCCGACGCGGTGCTGACCCAGCAACGCCAACCGGACGGCGACATATTGGGCTTTGCCCAAAGGGTTGGCGATTGGGTGGCGCCGGGCGATGTCCTGGCGCTGAGCGCGGGCTGCGACCGGCGCTTCGCCACCTGCCGGGAAAAGTTTGGCAATGCCGTCAATTTCCGGGGCTTTCCCCATATTCCGGGCAATGATTACCTGTTGCGCCATCCCCGCGAAGGCGACGCCCTGGACGGGCGGGCGGTGGTGCCATGAACGCCGAGGCGGTCGTCGTGGCGGCGCGCGCCTGGCTGGGCACGCCCTATCGGCACCGCGCGGCGGCGCTGGGGGCGGGCTGCGATTGCCTGGGGCTGCTGCGTGGGGTGTGGCGCACGCTTTATGGCAGCGAGCCCATGGCGGTGCCGCCCTATCGCCCCGACCTGCGCGACCCCGCCCATGCCGGGGCGCTGCGCCAGGCAGCCGAGCATTTGCTGCTGCCCGCCCCTGTGGACCCGGCGGCGGGACAGGTGGTGCTGTTCACCCTGGGCGGCATGGCCGAAGCCAGGCATTGCGGCATCCTGCTGGCGGCGGACCGCTTCATTCATGCCCAGGAGCACCTGGGCGTGGTTGAAGCCAATCTCACCGCCGGCTGGGCGCGGCGGATGAGCGGGCGGTTCCTGTTTCCATAAGGCTCGCGCCATATCCTTCAACAATCGGGATCATGTTCATGGCCACTTTGGCATTGTCGCTGGCCGGGCAGTTTGCCGGGGCGCTGGTGGGTGGGCCGATCGGCGCCACGATCGGCCGGGCGCTGGGCGCCCTGGCCGGCAGCGCGGTGGATGGCTGGCTGTTCGGACAGGACAGCGAGGCACCCAGTTTCGACGTCCGGCTGGGCGGTTCGAGCGAAGGCGCGGCTATCTCGCGGCTTTATGGCTGGGGCCGGCTTTCGGGCAATATCATCTGGGCACGGGAGCTGGAGCGGCTGGGCGGGGAAAATTCCGGCGCCAAGGGGTTCGGCCATGCCCAGGAGCAGGACGAGGTCGGCGCGAGCTTCGCCATCGGCTTTTGCGAGGGCAAGGTGGCGCGACTCGGGCGCATCTGGGCCGATGGGCAATTGCTCGATACGCGCGGGCTCAATTTCCGCTTCTATAATGGCGACGAAAACCAGCTTGCCGACAGCCTGATCGAGGCGACCCAGGGCAGCGGCAAGGCGCCGGCCTATAGGGGCCTGTGCTATCTCGTCTTCGAGAACCTGCCGCTATCGCGCTTCGGCAACCGCATTCCCCAGATCACGGCCGAATTGTGCCGGGCCGTGGGAGAGCTGGAGCCGGCCATCCGCGCGGTGACCGTCATCCCCGGGGCAACCGAATTCGGCTACGACCCGGCGCCGCGCCTGCGCGTGCTGGGCCCGGGGCAGGGGGTGAGCGAAAACGCCCACCTGCTTGCCGGCACGAGCGACTGGACCTGCTCGCTCGACGAATTGCACGACCTCTGCCCCAATCTCGAACATGTGGCGCTGGTGGTGAGCTGGTTCGGCGACGATTTGCGCTGCGGCCAATGCGCGATCTCGCCCCGGGTGGAAGCGGCGGCACGTAGCGTCGGCGGCGTCAATTGGAGCGTGGCCGGACTTGGACGGGGCGAGGTGCCGGTGGTTTCCACCCATGCAGGCGGGCCGGCCTATGGCGGCACGCCCTCCGACGCGGCGGTGCTGGCGGCGATTGCCGATCTCAAGGGGCGCGGGCTCAAGGTCACGCTCTACCCGCTGATGCTGATGGACGTGCCGGAGGGCAACAGCCTGCCCGATCCTTATGGCGGCGCCGGGCAGGGCGCCTATCCCTGGCGCGGGCGCATCACCTGCCATCCGGCGCCGGGGCGAGCCGGCTCGCCGGTGGGAAGCGCGGCGGTGCGGGCGCAGGTGGCGGATTTCGCGGGCGGCTATCGGGTCATGGTGCTGCATTACGCGCATCTGGCGGCCGAAGCGGGCGGCATCGATGCGCTGCTGATCGGCTCGGAAATGGTGGGAATGAGCACCATTCGCGCCGAGGGCGGCAGCTTTCCTTTCGTCGAGGCGCTGGTGGCCCTGGCGGGCGATGTGCGGGCCATCGCGGGTGCGGGCACCAAGCTGACCTATGCGGCCGATTGGAGCGAATATGCCGGCACCGGCACGGGCGGCGAGAAATTCTTCCATCTCGACCCGCTCTGGGCAGCGCCGCAGATCGATGCGGTGGGGATCGACTGCTACATGCCGCTCGGCGATTGGCGGGACGGCGAGAACCATCTCGACCTGCACCTGGCGCGCAGCGAATATGACCTGGATTACCTGGCCGGCAATATCGCGGGCGGGGAAGGGTTCGACTGGTTCTATGCCAGTGCGGCCGAGCGCCGGGCGCAAACGCGCACGCCGATCGAAGACGGGGCGCATGGCGAGCCCTGGATCTGGCGCTACAAGGATATTCGCGCCTTCTGGAGCCAGCACCATTATGACCGGCCCGATGGGGTGCGCGCCGGCCAGCCAACGGCCTGGGTGCCGGGCAGCAAGCCGATCTGGCTGACCGAACTGGGCTGTGGCGCGGTGGACAAGGGCGCCAACCAGCCCAATATTTTCGGCGACGAGAAAAGCAGCGAGGACGGGCGGCCCTATTTTTCCAGTGGCCGGCCCGACGGGCTGATCCAGCGCCAGTTCCTGCGTGCTCATCACCGCTATTGGCGCGACACGGCCAATAATCCGCCGGGCATGCTCGACATCGGACGCATATATTGCTGGACGTGGGACGCGCGGCCCTTTCCCGCCTTTCCCGCCGAGGCCGATGTGTGGGCGGATGGACCGAACCACCGCACCGGCCATTGGCTGACCGGACGACTGGCGGCCCTGGCGAGCGACGAACTGGTCGATGCCATTGCCGCCGACCATGGCTGCGCGCTCGCCGCCGCGCCCGCCGCGCCGATGATCGGCGGCCTGGTGCTTCCGGGACCGGGCACGGCACGCGAGGCCATCGAGCCGGTGCTCGGCATGACCGGACAGCATATCCGGGCGCGGAACGGGGTGCTGGTCGCCGAAGTTCCGATGCGCGGCGCGGCCCATGGGCTCGATGCCGACAGGCTGGCGGCAATCGACGGGCCCATCGTTTCGCGGCGGCGCGGCCAGGCCGAGGAACGGCCCAGCCGATTGGTGCTGGGCCATCTCGACCGGGAACGCGATTACCTGGCCGCCCTGGCGACCGCCATTCGCCCCGGCACGGGCCCGGCCACAAGCCAGGCGACGCAAGCGGTGCTCGATGGCAGCGCGGCGCGGCTGGCCGCCGAACGGATGCTGGATGGCCGGGCCGGCAGCACTTCACGACTGGACCTGGCCGTGCCGCCCAACCTGCTGGCGCTCGAAGTGGGCGATTGCATCGCTCTCGACGCCGGCGGCCCGCCTTATGAAATCACCGAAATCCGCGATGGCGCGGTGCGGCGGCTGACGGCCCAGGCGCTGCCGCCGGGCGACGCGCTGGCGGTCGGCGTGGACCGGCCCATGGGGCGGAGCGGCGCGCCGGCGCCGACCGTGATGCCATTGATCGTGGCGGCGCATCTGCCGCCGCTGCCGGACGATCCGGAGCGCACGCGGCTGGTGCTCGGGGCCTTTGCCAGCCCGTGGCCGGGTTCGCTGCGCGTCACCGATGCGGCGACGGGCGCGAGCCTGGCCGTGCTTACCCGGCCGGCGGCCATCGGCACGGTGCTGACCGGTTTTGCCGGCGGCGCGACCGGCGTGTGGGACCGGGGCACGACAATCGACCTCGACCTGGCCTATGGGCACCCGGCCGATGGCGCGGACCTGGCGGTGCTGGGCGGAAGCAATCGGCTTGCCGTGGAGACGGATGCCGGCGGCTGGGAAGTCATCGGCTTTGCCGAAGCCGAACTGGTGGCGCCCGGACGCTATCGGCTGCGACGGCTGCTGCGCGGCCTCGACGGCAGCGAAGCGGCGATGCGCGCGATCGCGGCGGGCAATCGGGCCATGGTGCTGGACGCGCGGGTATCGACGCTGCCGGTCGAGACGCATTTCCTGGGGGAAACGCGGGTGCTGCGCTGTTTCGCCGGGACCGCCGATGCCAGCGGGCAGGCGCTGGCCGTCCCGTTCGATGCCGCGCCGGGCCTGCCATTGGCCCCGGCGCATATGCGGACAGAATTGCGCGGGGATGGCGCCATCGCGCTGCGCTGGACCCGGCGCAGCCGGGCCGATGGCGGAAGCTGGGGCGTGGCCGAGCCGGCGCTCGATTATGCGCCCGAACGCTATCGGGTGACGATTTCCGCCGCCGGATCAGTGCTCCGGGTGCTGGACGTGCCGGCGCCCCAAGCCAGTTATGGCGTGGCCGAGCAGGTGGCCGATTTCGGCGGGCCGGCCTCCGGCTTCGCCTTTGCCGTCGCCCAGATCAGCCCGCTTCTGGGCGCGGGGCCGGCGGCGGAAGGGAGCTATCATGGCTGAGACGCGGTTCGAGCGCTGCCTGGCGCAGGTGCTGGCCCAGGAGGGCGGCTATGTCGACAATCCCGCCGATCCGGGCGGGGCGACGAATATGGGCATTACCCGCAAGACGCTGGCGCGCTGGCGCAACGTGTCGCCCTATTGGACCCTGCCCAAATCCGAGGTGCGGGCGCTGAGCCGCGCCGAGGCGGCGCGTATCTACCGGATGGCCTATTGGGATGTCTGCCGGGGCGATCGCTTGCCCGCCGGAATCGACCTGGCCTGCTTCGATTACGCGGTCAATTCCGGCCCCGACCGCGCCATCCGCGGCTTGCAGGCGGTGCTGGGCGTCGTCGTGGACGGGATCGTGGGGCCGGTGACGCTGGCGGCTGCCGACCGTGCCGCGCCGGCAGCAATCATCGCGGCGCTCTGCGCGCGGCGGCTGGCCTTTCTCAACACGCTTTCGACCTTTCCGACCTTCGGCAAGGGCTGGACGCGACGGGTCGCGACGATCCGGGCCGCCGCCCTGGCGATGGCCGAACAAACCCCTTCACAAACGCAAAGGAGCGTTTTCATGGACAGGCTCTCGGGCTACAAAACCTATATTGTCGCCGCTTTCATGCTGCTGGCGGGCCTCGCGCAAATCCTGGGGATCGACCTGCCCACGCTCGATGGCGGCTCGGCGGGAAGCCTCATTCTCGAAGCGCTGGCGGTGATCTTCCTGCGCAAGAGCCTCAAGTCGGATAATGGCAAGGCCTGA